CCAACACCACGAGAAGAAACACCAAGCATTACACCTTCTCCAATTAAAGAACTTGCGATCTTACCCATAGGAGTATCTAGAAGTTGTGCTTTACCTCTAAAATTATTTCCTTCACAAGTAAGAGAAACAATTTTATGAGAAACGCGATCTAGATTTACAGTTGGACCATCGGGGTGTCCAAGTTCTCCAAGAGCACGACCTTTTGCGATAAAGTTTTCATCATATCTCTTTACCTCACGGGAAAGAGTTTCCATAGGATACATTCTTCCATTACGGTTGCAAATATTCCCCTGAAGGAAAACACCTTCGATGTACATCTTTTTAGATGCACCTTTACCTTCGGTGATAAACTTTACCTGTTGTACTTCTTCTGTGATGAGTTTCATTTTTCTAGTTCGTAAATCCTACTTTTGTTCCTCTAACTAAAGCACTATTAGCAAAAACACAATGACTTGCTGTTTTTACTAAATGTTCAACAGTATTTGGAGGAATAGTCATTGATCCAACTCCAGTTCCACCTTGTGTCTCAACTACTGTTACAATATGAGAACTAGAATCTGTATTTACAAGACGAACAACAGTTGCTGAGCTAAAACTAGTTGCAGTTCCAGTTGTTGTTGGCAGATTAATTTCATCTGCTAAAATCTTTGTTGTCATGCTTTTTCCTGATCTATTTCTTCTGCACTGAATAAAGAACCAGCAACTTCTGGACGAAGTGCTTCAATTTTTTCTGCAGCTTTTGTAAAAAGTACATTTTTAATTTGTGCTGAGATATCTGATGGAGAAGTATCAGATACTATCATGTTAATGAATTCTTCCATTTTTTTAATATAGTGATGTTATTATTTATATTTTAGATCTTCCCAACCTTTGGTTCTGGTAAAACTCCTGCTTCCATTGGATCCCCATCTGGTGCCTGCGGTTCAATTGGAACTTGTCCTAATTGTCCGTTTATTTGAGTTTCATCTGTGGGTTGTTGTGGTAATGGCTCACCAGTAATTGGATCAATTTGAGATGGATCTGGAATAATTCCTTTTTTAATTTCATCTTCAATTTGCTCATCAATTTCAATAATTTCGGTATCAGTCTGACGAAGAATTTTTCTTCTTACATATTCTGTTGAATAATATTTACCAATGTAAGGTTCTATTGTTGCAAGAATACCAAGTCTATTTTGCAAAAGTTCTGCTTCTTTAAGTTCTGCAAATTGGTTATCATATAAGAAATCATATTGAATATGATCACTAATTTTTTCCCAATCTTCTGCTGCAATGATATTTTTGAGAATTAATTGCGTTTTTAGTAAGTCATTGAATAAATTTGAAAATCTTTTTCTGAGTCTCCCTACAAATTTAGCAAAATTCAATTCGTCTCTAAGAATTTCTGATGAGCGTCCCAGATTGAATCCATCTCCACCGCCAGGTAATCTTGATTCTGGAACTCCAAGTGATCTATAGAGTTTTTTCTGAAAATAATCAATATCAGTAATTTCTCCAAGATTTTGGCCACCAGGAAGAGTAGTGATTTCTGTGCCTCTACCACCTTCACGGCGAGGAAGCCAAAAATCTTCAAGCATAGACATCATTTTTTTATCATCACGAATCTCACCAGTATTTGCATCATAAACTAGTTTATTGCGATAACGCATCATCACATCTCTAAGATATTGTTCGGCCTTTACTTTGGGCAAATTGCCAACATCAATATAGAAAATTCTTCTTTCTGGTGCTCGTGATAAACGGTATATGACTAAAGAGTCTTCAATCATTCTCAATTGATTAAGTGATTTAATTGCTTTATGCAGGTAAGATAAAACTGTATTTTTATTTCTATCAATTAATCCTGATGTGCAATAAACAATTGAGTCCTTTGCAATTTTGATTGTATTTTTTGAATTGGAAAACCCAGAATATCCATATGAACCCTTAGAATCTTGAGAATATGAAAAATACTCTTCAATTTCAGGATAATTGATAAGTGTTCTTGAATCTTTAACTAAATTAACATTAGTGGGTTGAAGTTTATTAGGATTTTGTTTCTTTTCTTGTCTAATATGTTTAATTTTTAATGGGTCGATGTATCTTAATTCCTTTATACCTTCTGATGGATTTTTAACATCGATTACTTTTAGATAGTAAATTCTTCCATCAACATACCAATTCCTAAAAATTTCATGGCACTTTTTATCAAAATCTAAAATTTCTTTAAGATATTTAAACTCTTCTCTAATTGCAGATTTTAATCTATCACTAGCATTTAAATTTGAGAGTTCAATCTCTACAGGAGAGTCGTATAGATCACTAACGATTGCTTCATTTACAACATCTTCAATAGCTTTATCACACTCTGGGTGAAGTGCCATTTCACGATATCTTTTAATTAATTCAGATTCATTTTTATAGACACCTTCTATGTCAACATATTGCCCATAAAATCCAGATTGCAGATAGAAATCAACCCCGTCCTCGTTATTAGGAGGAACGGGGGAAACTATAGAACTGGATTTTTCTTCTGTATCGTCAATCGAAAAACCAAAAAGTTTCGCCATTTTATAACTTAAATTTGTCTATTATCCTATTATTTAGTTAATATCGTCTCCACCTGCTGCTGAAGCATTACCTCTGATAGCTTCCCACCAATGCACTTGCATTTCAACTGTAAATTCTTGAATACCTTCGGTATCATATGAAAGATTAATTGGAGCAATATTAGTTGGGAAAAGATCATAGAAGTGATATGCCCTTAGAGTCTCTCCACTACGATCTAACTGATAAACATATGCATCTGCTTGATAAGATGCGGGATCAGTTGAACCAGTGTTATCGGATACTCTATTAATTGAATTCATCCACTTTTCAAAAGCAGAACGAATAGCAAAGTCAGTATCGTTAATAATAGTGATTGTCCAGCTATCAAATGTTCTGTCACCTGCAACATGAAGAACACGACCTCTAAATGGAACAGTAACATCAGAAATATTTGAAGCAGGTAAGTTTGCTGCCTTGACTAAAAATCTTGATTTGTCAAGAACCTCTGAAGTCGCTGGAGCAATGTCTGGGAATGCAAGCACAACTTCAAATAAGTTACTTCTAGCACCACCACCAGATAATTTACTTTTGAAATCAGTAATCTTTCTCAGTGGGGGTGGATTTAATTGAGTTCTGGTAGACATAGTTTTAAAACCTCTAAGTTAATTAAACAGTACCGATTACTTCTTCAAAAGCAACACCAGTTCTTGTAGCGACAAAGGTTAGACCAATGAAGTTAATTGAACGAGCTGGTTTAATAAAGATGTCAGCGACAAATTCATTAGCATCAATGACAGATGCTGTGTTATTTGTCTCATCACAAATAACAACATAATCAAAGATGCCTCTTTTTGCCTGTACGTCACGTAAGAATGGTTCAACGATATTTACAAAGTTGGTTCTTGTAATCTCATCATTAAACTCAAATAGTTGATCTCTAGCAGCTGCTGAGATTGCATCCTCTAGATAGAGGAATAGTCTGCGAACATTGATTCTATCAAATGCAGAGGATCTAGACAGAGCAGTTTTATCACCAAATAGAATGATTCCAGAACCAGGTGAGAAGATTACTGGATTAACTCTTGCAGAATAAAGACGATCTCTTTGTGCTTTTGATGGATTATATGCAAGTTTAATTGCATTTAAGATTGTTCCTCTTGCAGTTCCAGCAGGTGAGAACCAAGGGAAGTTATTAATATCATTGCGAGCACATAAACCTGCCATATCACCGTTTAGAGGGACATATCTAAAAGTATTATTAAATCTATCAAACATGTACTTGTAACCACTATCAAATACCGCATATGATGAAGAGGTTAATGGAGCGTAGAAACTAAGTACGTTATCAGTGATTGTTGAAGTGGAATTTACAGTGGCATTTCCTACCGCAGTTTCCGTAATAAACGCACCTCTGTATGGTGAAATGAATGCAATAGCATCTTTTCTTATTTCAGCCACTGCAATTAGTTTAGCAGCTAACGCTTGTGCTTGTTCTTTACCATATCCTGCTGAACCCATTAATAAGAAGTCAATATCATATTCTTCAGTATTTTCAAATAATTCATATCCACCAGCGATGTCTGAAATTGACGAATTAAGAGCACCAGCAGTTGTGATTCCGCTACTATAATCATAATTAAATCCCCTTTCAAGAGTTAGTAAATTATTACCAGTTGCTGAAAAAATTATTCCTTGAGCCTCTTGATCCCAGTCATCATCTGCTTGAAGTGTAAAGTCACTACTAAACCCAGTTGTTACAATTCCAGCTGGTTGTGATCCACCAAAGATATATGCTGAGTTATCTGCTAAAAATCTCCTCCAGTATGAGGGAGAACCTACAGAAAATTCTGCATCAGATGCCTTTGAAAGTGAAAGATACTTTTCAAGAATTGTCCCAACAGTACCAGTAATTTCTCCAGTGCCATCAAGCACGACAACATGAATTTCATCATTTCTTGAATTTCTTGTTTCTGCGTATGTGCTTGTACCAGGTCTATTTGCAATTGAGTTCCAAGAAAGTGTTACAGTTGCAATACCAGCAGAAGAAATTACAATATTTTGACTATCGAACCAATCTACCCTTCCGCTATAAGTAGATACTGCGTATGAAACATTTGAACCATTCGTATGGAAACCAACTGATCCAGATGAATTAAAAGCATAAACACCATTTGGAGTATAATCTACTGGTGTTACAACTGACGCAGGTGAAACTTTACTTTGAATTTTAACCTCTACAGTGCTTTGTCCAATCCCAGTAACAACTCCTCTCAATGTGAAACCAGTCAGTAAAGAAGTTGTTCCTGCCCCAATATCGACTTTTCCTGAAAGAGACTGAGTAACTCCATATCCAACAGATAAACCTGCTGTACTGATTCCAGTCAGAACTTGATCTGCTTTAGAATCAATAAGTGCAATTTTTAATCCATTTCCCCATGAACCAGGATTTTTAGCAACGACTGTAACATTGGGAATAATATTATCATCGTATTGCTTATTAGTATAATCATCGAGACTGTTGATTGTTATGCTAGATGCTGCTCCAGCTAGAGCATTTGTTAATGAGGGTCCTGCTGCTCTCACCACTCTTAAATTGCCACCATACGCCAAATATGATGAAGCAGTTAGCCACTGCTCATAATGCTTATCAATTGTATATGGTTTTCCAAAAATATTTAAAAGTTCCTGTTCATTTGTAACAATCGTTGGTAAATTAACAGGGCCTTTAGCAAAGGTTGCAACGATTGCACCAGTTTTATCTGTAGTTGGATCAATCCTTCCATTAGTAAGATCAACTTCTCTTACTACAATTCCAGGAGATGCTAAATTTATAGGCATCTTTGTTCTCCGTTATCCAGAATTATTCTAGAAATATTTATTAAAAAGGGTATTTTCAATGGGGAATCCATGCATGAGTCTAATTACCAATCTGGATATTCCCAACTCACTATTTTTTTACATTTACTTTTATTTTGTGAAGTTCTTTTAATAGTGCATTTTTTACATTCATATGAATATGCCGATGGAAATGATCCTCTATCTTTGCGAGTTAAATAAAAATCTTCCAGCAAATTTTTAACTTTTCCACAAACTCTACATCTTCTATCATAAAATAATAAATGTTCTAATTCTATCTCTTTATCTAAATCCATTAGAGATAGTCCCACATATAAGATCTATCACCATACTCATCAATATTCCATATTTCTAAAGTTTCTTGTCTATTCGATTTGTTTGCAATCATCCAACGATCACCAGTATTCTTATCAATAATACTTTCCATATCGTCCAACCCATCCGATAGAAATCCAAATGGTGACATATCTTGTTCTATTTGATTTTTTTGCTCTTCGTATATTCTTTTTCTTATATCATTATCAGTCATTTCTTTAAAATAATCTTGAGCAACAATCCAAGCAAAAATAACCAAACACATCGCTAGGTCATCGTTACATCCCTCTTCTGCTTCAAAAGATCTATTTTTTTGTATGAATGTTGTTAATTCTGAAATAATATCATAATCATAAATTATTAGTTTATCATCTTCAATAAGAGTTTTTAAATTAGAACATCCTAATTTTTTCACGGATGCCGTCATTCTAACTCCTAATTGAGATTTTTTCCCACTAAATCCAGATCCAACGATTTGTCCTGCTCTTCCTCTCATGGAGCACATTAAAATGTTGTCATACTCTAAATCAAAATGAAGAATATTTGCTACCTGATCTCCAATGTCATTAACTTCAATTAAAACCCAAGAATCATTATAACCCTTTGCCACTTCATGTATTATGCTTGGAAATAACATTGGTTTAATTTCATTATTTTTATACTTACCAATGATTCTATATGGGAATTGTGTAATGTCAAAAATTACGAAAGCGGAATAATCATTACCAATTCCACGTGCTACATCAACAGTTATCAAGTAGTTGTGTTCCTCCATTGGTTCTTCATAGATATCAAGACCTTTATTTCTCTTTATCGGATCATTATATACTAGTGTCTTTAACTTACTTGGATTAACTAGAGTATCAACAGATCCTAAGAATTCACATTCAAACTCAACTTTGAATTGTTGCTCTGATGTATTGGCGATTGTTTGTTCTTTCCATTTGGAGTCTCTACCAGGAACCTCCGACCAATGTACGTCAGTTGGAACATATTCATTTCTACCACGCTCAGAGTCATGCCACATACGATAAAAATGATTCATACCACGTGGAGTGGATACAACAATTACTTTTGTGCTTTGTCCAGAAGAAATAGTAGGATAAACAGAAGCAAAGAAGTCATCAGCAATGTGATTTGGAATAAAAGCAAACTCATCAAGAAATATGATATTATAAGATCCTCCTCTAACAGCAGATGAAGAAGTAGAGTTAGCTGAAATCTTGGATCCGTTTTCTAATTCTAGAGATCCTTTATTCCATGATATAATGCCTTGTTGCATCCATTTTGGTAAGTTCTCATATGCAAGTTGTAACCTTTGAAGAAGATCTCTTGCCGTAGATGCTTTGTTTGCTAGAATAGCTATATTAACATTATCATTAAAAACTGCATAATGTAGTAAATATGAAACAACAGTTGTTGATTTACCTGTTTGACGAGGCATCTTACAAATGTTAAATCTATTTTTATGAAAGTTATCGATTAATTTTTCTTGAAACGGATATAGTTTAAATGGGACTAAACCATGATCTAGAGAAACAATCTTAATGTAATTTTTAGCAAAATAAACTGGATTCTCCTTACATCTTAAGAACTCAATAATTTGTTCTTGTGTAAATTCAATTGCAGTATTTGCTTTTTTTAAATTTGGATTACCAAGATATACATTATCAGTCATAAAAAAATTTAATTACAATTCCAACGACGTAGAGCTTTATTGATTCTTGAATCTGGGTCTCTTGCAGTTTTTGCAGAGGTTAGTTTTGCTTTCATACCTTTCATACGACGGCAAAAGGACTTGCGACGATCAGCCCTTTTGCCAGTAGGCTTTTTTTCGGTTACTGCAGTTTGAAGTTTTGAACCTGGATTTTCACGACGATAAGCATCCACTGTTGATTGACTTAATCCATCAACTCCATCTTTACGATTTTTTTCTTGCCAATCTTCTAGTAATTTTGAAATATGTAGTTCAGATCTCCAATCAGAGAACTCTTCTGCTTTAACACAGTTTGGATATCTTTTTCCAAACATTGTCTTCATTCCTTTTTTCTTATAACCAGGCCAGCACTTCTCATCAATTACCTCAATTTCCTCCCTTATTCCAGCAGCTTGTTTTGCCTGTCTAAGTTGCTGCATATTTCCACCAGTTGCTAGTGGAAGATTAGCAGAGTTAGTTGCATTATCGAGTGCTTTTTTTACTGATTTACCAGCAACTGCATTGGCAATCGCTGGAGCTGCAAGAAGGGCAGCACCTGCAGCAAGAGGAATAATAGGCAGTTCACTAAGTTGTTCACCTTCTGGTTCGTAAGAGTTGTATTGCATTTTATCAACTGCCCTTGCAAATGGATCACCTGCTCCAGAAATACGACTCTGCCTTGCATAGTTTACTAAAGGATTTCCTCCACCAGATGGCTTCCCATTTAACGGGATTTCACCCTTATTCTTGAGGTTGGTTCTTATCTTTTGTATCAAACCACCAAGAAATTCATCAAGTTGTTCGCCATTAGATCCGCTTGGTTTCAGTGGTTCTGGTTTAATAATATTTACTGTCTCAATCTCAGTCGGAAAGAAATCATCTCTCCAATTAGAAAGCACATATGCCTCACTCTTGTTACCCCAGTTAGCAGCACCTACCTTACGACACTTTACCAGTGCTCCAGAGGCATATGCAGAGGGCCAGACGCTATATCTCGACTTGACCTTATGGTAGC